TCCATTTTCATCTGGTTAATCTCTTGTAACTGTTGTTTAAGCTGAACTGCTTCAGATTCTGCTTTAATCAGCTCTGAAGTTATTTTTTGTATTTTTTCATTCTTATCTTTATCACTAGAATTATCTAGTTTATCAATTTCTTTTTTTAGTGATATAGCTTTCTTTTCAGTTCTTTGGATGGCTTCGCTCATCAGTTTTTGAGCTTCAGCATATTTTTTCCCATCAAACTCTACAGCTAGAGATTTCTGAAGGTTTTTAGCATCTTTAACTAAACGCTTTGTCTCAGCATCCCATTTTCTAGTTTCTGCTAATATTGGAATTTCAATGGATGATCCAGTTTTTGCCATGTCTTCACCTTCTTTTTACAATCTATCAAAATCTTCAGCTGTTGCTTTTCTTCGTTCAACACCTTTAGAAGCTAATCGTTCACGTTCTTTTTCTCTCTTCATTCTTTCTAAAATATCGATATCATATTCGATAATCATCGCTTGAAGATCAGTGTAGTTTAGATCCTCCATCAGTCCATAAGGAATCTCGTGCTCATTAGCTTTCTTCACCACTTTTAAAACAGAAGGCACGGACTCAATCTGTTCACTTTTTCCGATAAGTTCATCAAAAAGTCTATTAAGTCTTTGAGCCCGTGCTACTAGTTTTTTGAGGCGAATTTACCAACTTCCTGGATGACTGCGGATATTTTACCAATAACGGTTTCAATATTTGATGTATCTAGAATACCTACGAAGTCTTCAAAGTTAGGAAGTTTAGGAGAACTGATGAAGCAGTATAGTACTCTAAGTAAATCGGTCAAATGTTTTGTTGCCGTCTTATCATCTTTAATCCATTCAGAAACAACTGCTATCATCGATGATAAATCAACACCCTTCTTAGCTTCTTGAAAATGAGTTTCCCATTTTAAGTGTGCCTTGAATGATGTATCAACATTGACAGTAATTTCTTCATTTTTTAAGATTAACTTATCGTTTTCATACTCATATGAAACCGTTGGAATTTTAATCGCAATCATTGTATCCTCCTATTAAGCTGCCATCTTTGGAGTTGGAACTGTATCTCCAAAAGTAGCATATGCTGCATTACCAGGTTTAACTGATAATTTAGTAACCTTTAAATCGTTACCATTCGCATCTACATAAACCGCTAGACCATTATTGGTCTTCATTTTTTCACCAAGAATGGTTAATGGAATTTCAAGGTTGTTCAAAGTAACGTTGTCTTTACTTTGAGTATGTGTTTCTGATGGTTTACCAGATGTAACATTTAGCAACCATACTTTCTTTGTCTTTGTAATCCCATCAAGCAATTGATGAGTTTCGAAATAAATAGCGTGTTCAACACTATCTCTTTGTGTGATGTCAGCTACTGCACCACCATCAACAAGCATCTTACGATTCATAGCGATTTCATAATCGTCAGAATTTTGGATGATAGTGAGGGATCCAGTTAAACCTTTATCACTTGTAATTTCACATAAAATTTCACCATCACCATACACTGGTTCAGATGAATACGTTGATTCAAGATTGATAGCTTCTGCATAAGCTAAATCTGCAATAGCACCATAGGTACCATTGGATTGCTTAACTGCGAATTTAACATTCTTGATATTGAATTCTACTTCTTTTGTTTTAGGCATATTTATTCTCCTTTGCTAAAAACATCTTTAAAAGCATTGATAGCTTGTTCTTTGCTTTGTCTAACTGTACGTTTGATGAATCCTTTGTGAGGTGATGAAACAGCGTGCTCTAAGTAAGCAGCTAAAGGAACCTGTTTACTGTTTCCTTTTTTATCAGTTCCACCAACTTTTTTTGAATTCTTAACGTACCTTACACCTTGATAATCTTTTTTGACAAACCATGATCTGCTGAAATGTGGATATGAATCACCTTCTCCAACTGCAGCTTCCAGGTTTCTTTTTATAACTTCAGCTGATACATCCAAACCTTTCTCAATCTTTGGTCTAAGTTTGGACCTTTTAAATTCTTCTAAAATTCCTTCAAGTTGTTTGTCTACACTAACTGAATCACTCATGATAAATCAGATCTCCAGTAATAGTTCTTGTAAAATATCCACTTTGTGAATCGTAGATATTTCCTGAAAGTGTATAAGGGATCTCACTATTCTTAAGAATCGCTGTTACATCTCTGTAAATCGATCTTGCATCATTTGATTTTCTACAGTTAATGTAAATCTCAAACGATGAATTTCTTAAGATAGCACTTCCATCACCAAATGTCTCTGGCTCATCATATACTTCCTCTTGAATCACAATATACTTGTCAGGCTTTTTATCATTGTCTTCATCCTGGTGTTCTTTATAAATCTTGATTGTGGATGATGAAAGAGGTTTAAGTAATTCCCATAACTTGTTATCCGGATATGGCATTCTCAATCATCTCCTTAACTCCAGGTTCTTTTGTCTCAGAAAGGTTCAATCGGATCTTTTCAAATGATTCACCTTTAGCTACGTTATTGACCTCTAGTGCATATCCAACTCCATCTCGTTTGAAGTAAATGAACTTGTTATTCTTATACACTTGTCGGTTAATTTGAACAGTAGCCACCAATTCAACTTGGTTTGAATGAGCATTCCAAAACGTATTTGCACCTACTTCAGATAATTCTCCAATAACTTTCTTAAACGATAAAACCGTTTTAGAGCGGTCACCACTGATTGGATCTTGTACAGATTCAACATTGAATAGATAGACTGTAATGTTTGCTTGCATCTTAGGTCACCACTGGTATAACCACATACTTAAGTTTTTGAAGATTAGATAAGTACACTGGAGAGGTTTGAAACTCTCCAGGTACCATCTTTAAATTGTCCATTACAAATTGAGTAAGGGCGATTACAGACAACTTGTTTGTAAAAATCACATCATCACTTACTCCAGCTTGTTGCATATCAGCAATGCCTGCTTCAATAAGCATTTCAATGCGTGCGTTTGAATCTTCGTCTGTTGTATCGAAACCAACAGCATATGCAATTTTTTTGTTATAAGCAATTAGGAATTGTTCTTTAGTCATAGTAACCACCCTTTGTTAATAGTTGTTTAAAACTTAAAATTAGGCTTTCTTAAGGAATAAGAAACCTGCAGCATCGGCAACTTTACCATCAGCGATGAGTGTAGTTTTTTCAATCCATTCATCAGTATCTTCGTTGTAGTACTTCTTATAAGTCAATTGAAGGCTTGAGTTTAAAATCCACTCAGAAAGGTCACCGAATCCCAAGAACACATCACCAACTGCTGCAACATCAAAACTTGGTAAATAATCTACGATTTCAACAGGATAACCCAAGAATGATCTTTCTTGTTTTCCACCGATACCCATGTTGACTCTTGCAACTGGATGACCATCAGTACCAACCATACCTGCCATGTACGTGTCCCAAGTTGCCTTGTTGACATAAATAGCATTCCCAGGAAGTGCTGCATAAGCATTCTTGATCTTTGAGATGAACTTGGTCATCCATCCACTGAATGTTGCATCAGCAGCTGCAAAGGCAAGTTTTTGTCCAGCAACGATTCTTGGATCCACTAAGAGTCCTAATGGTTGACCAACACCGGTTCCATTAAATACAGATGCTTCAATAGCTTTAACGATTGCACGAGTGATTGCTCTAGCAACAAGTTTTTCAAACTGGTCAAGTGAAGTTGCACTTGCTTCAAGAGAAGTTGCAATACGAACTTGGAGTTTGTAATAGCTAAATGAAACTTTTGAAGTAGCTGTAAGTTTCTTCTTTTCTGAAACTGATCCTTCAGCAACCCATGTTGCTTCTGGTTTTAACGAACTGATAGGAATGTCTACTCCACCAGGAACATTTGATCTTGTGATTCTTTGGAAAACATTACCATAAGAATCAAGTTCTTCAATCACACGATTCATGATTGTAGTTGGAATTAATGCAGTAATATCAGATGTCATAGTTGTTGCATCTGCTCTTAATTCAACTGGTACATCCTTACTTCTGCTGCGCACGTAATTCATGAAGGATTTACGATATTCAACAGTTGCTCTTGGATCTTCTACACCAAGTTCACCTTGGCCAGCTGCACCTCGAAGTGTTAAGTCACCAACTTGTGTAACAACTACAGGCTTAGCATTTAAAGCTGTTTTAAGAGTGGATCTTTCTTCATTTAACTTTTCATACTCAACATTAAGTTCTTTGACTTTGTCAACACTGTCTGCAGTTTCAATTTCTGCCGTAATGGCATTCATTCTTGCTTCTTTTACTTGGATTTGTTCTAATAAATTCATTTTATTTTCCTCCTAGATTTTTTATTTTGAACAAGGCTTTTTGTTTTGCTAACTCAAGTTTTTCACCGTTCTCCAACTGCGCTGATCGAGCACTCTCCAGTGCTTTCTTTTCGTTCTCCAACGTATCAGATTCTTGTCTAGCATATATTTCAGTGTCTTGGTAAGCAGGGAAATTCACTGCACTTACCTCATAGACTCTAGAAATCTCAGTAATCTTTCTTTTTGGAGTGTCTTCTTCAAGATTGCTCCACTCATTTGCTGCAACCGTGAACATGAATGACATACCGGATATGTCACCACGTTTAACTGCAGAGAAGAGATTCTTCGCTTCACTGTTGTTTGATATGTCAAGGCTTGCTTTAATCTTTAACCCTTTATCATCAACTGTGAGTTGAAGTGTAGAACTTGCGTTATTCTTTCTAGATCTAGCTAATGCAATCTTTGAGTCATCATGATTAACTAAAAATACAACGTCTTCTAATGCTGAATCTTTGATAGCACCACGTGCAATCGATTCAATCCACCATCCTTTACCTATAATCGTTTCTGAATCAAATACTGCTGCATAACCTTCAATGGTCGCTGTACCATCATCTTTGTTTTCATCGATAGTGATGTCAACTAAATTAAACGAGCGTCTTGCTCTTAGTTCTTTATTCAGATCCATCGTTATCCTCCTCATTGTTTGTAGAATTTTTATCTACTTGGTATTTGTCAGCTTGGTCTTGGCTGACATAGTTAAGACTTACTTTATCTGGACCACCATCTGCTTCATATCCGATAAGCTCTCGTTGTTCAGCTCTTGATATGTAGTTGTTTGGACCCATAAGTTTAATGATTTCAAGTTTTGTCTTCATCGATAAATGATTAACTAGCTTGTCATAAACCTTGATTTGATTTCCAAACTGTCTTTCTCTTTGATTGAATAAGACATGTGTTGCAGCTTGTTCAATCGCTATCTTGAAAGGCTCAATATTTTTTTGATAAAGTGATTGCCATTCATTTTCGGTTGCATCACCTGTGAGGATCTTCATGGAAACACCGAAGTTCATCAGCGCTACTTTATCAAGGTGATCCAGTATCTTTTCATCAACTATTTGAGATTGAGTAGTTAATGCATCAAACTTACCATCAGCACCAAGTACTCCAAACCCACCTTCACCTTTTTTCATGTTGGCTTCAAAATCTTCTTTGAATTTTTGAAGTGAAGATTCACCCATCTGTGATTTAGCACTCAAGATACCTTTTAACTGCATCGATGCTTCTAAAGCTCGTGGCATTAATGTTGTTACCTGGTCATAAATTTTAAGTTTCTTTAGCAGATCCACTCGAGATTCATTTCCAAAATAATAGTTATCACCATAGTGTTTTCTGAAATGGATGATTTCATCATAAGGAATGTTATACGTGCCACCATTTACAATTGTGAATACTAGAATGTATTTACCTGTTTTATCATCAAATATCATTTCTTCTGATTCTGTGTTTATTGGATAAATGGAATTAAGTTTAATAACCTGATCACCATTTGATAACGTATACATTCGATATTCTGGATACCAATAAGCATTTGATTTAAGTTCTAACCGGTAAGCCGTCCAATAAAGCATGTCTTTTAAAGTCATTAGCTCATTTGGTTTTCCCATGAGAAGTTCATTAATTTCATCTTTGTTGGTTACTACCAAGCCATCCTTGACTTTAACCGATTTAATAA